AAGGAGTTTGCAAAGCTTAACGCTAAACCTCCTAAGCAAGGAGCTCCTGTCAAAGGATATTGGATGGACAAGTCTGCTCCAATAATTGACAGGAAGACTGGTCTTGAAACAGGTATGTTCAAGGTCAGACCAGTGAAGAAGTAATTCTTCCTGGTTTCTTTAACCTAACTGTGCATTGCTACTTAACCGTGGCAGTGCACTTAATTTTAACCCACTAATACAACCACTCATGGCAAATAAAATCACATACAGATCAGCACAAGACATGGCATTAAAACATATTAGTGCATATGCAAAACAATTAGCAAAAGGCATGGATACTGACTATAACTACTATATAGGACAGAACATAGTATCATCAAGCTATCTAAACACTAAAGAGACAAGAAGACTCAACAAAATAGTGTTACGGCAAGGTAAATTATAATATTTGCCTGCCATTCCTTTAATTCCACGCACATTTTTATTTATTTGTGCGTGTTTCTGTTAGGGTGAGATCATATTCACCACATTCTTCCACTAATCACCACCATATTTACAACAACCACAGTAATAATTAATATAGCTATCACTAATGCTATGACTGAAACAAACAGACTAATTACCTTTTGTTCTTCCTATGTATGTTCTCTATATACAGGATAAGCATATTGGTATCCGGAATCTTGTGGTTGAGTGGGTTCCTAAGCATGAAGTAAAACTGCTTTAACTTATTAGCATAAGGTTGGATACAATAAAAGGATCATTATGCATTATAACAGGAGTTGGCCAGTATCCGTTCTCCTGTTATTTTTTCAATCACTTAAACCTAATACCAAAGAGTATGACAAAAAAACAAATATATAACTTACTAAAAGATGTAAGTGAAGGTTATGTCACACCTGAAAGAGCATTGACACAACTATGCAAAGATGACAAACAAACAAAACAAAAAAAATAATAATAATTCTAGGCAGTTAAATAAAAGAGCCTATAGCCAAGTAAGATATAAGTCGTTATGACATTTAGTATAGCATTATTTGTGCCTAGAAATTGTTATTTAAGATATTGGTCAGCCTTCGTGGCCATAAGGATAAACCAGCAATGGGATAAAAGAGAGTTGAATATGGAATAGACTCTCTGATGCAGCAATGCATTTCACTGAAAGGTATCGTAACATCTATGTTATGGTGTATCAAATCCTCTTGAGGTGATACAGTAGCATAGACAATCAGACAGGCTGGTTGTTGAGATGGAAACATCAATAAGCGTTATGATAGGTAATGGTAGTATGATCTTACCGGATCAAAAGCTGTTATTAGAATTTTATCTAGTTGCTAGTAGAAATACTGTGACAATGGATTTAAAACAATAAGTAATGGGGAGGCCCATGAAAGTAAGTAGGAGTTATAACCTAAACTGGTCAAAAGCTGGCATGGTTATATAAACTTTACGTGTCTTCTACTACTAACCTGAATCCTTTTAACAGAACGCCAATGAAGTTCAATAACTAAAAGCAAAATTAACGTAGAGGCTATTGTATGTGGGAGATACCCCAACAATACACTTATCCTGTTGTAATATACAGGTGCAGATAAAGCTCGCAAGGCCTAATGTAAATGAATCAAGTAAAATTTATCTAAGAGAGGTGGTTCTCTCCTAATCCTGCCAAGGAAGTTAGTTTGAAAGTGAAGTTATGTCTACAATAGCAGTGATGGCGGACATCTTAATCCGTGTGTATTCTAAGTACATGCAGTAATGCATCGTGTGAATTGAGTCAGAAATGGCAAGTATAAACTTAGAATAAAGGGCCACATTCTCAACCCTTTGTTTATTTTAAACCAAAACGTTATGAAAAAAAAACCACTAAAAGTAATTAAGGTTACTATGCAAGAAATGTATGATGCAATGAAACCTTCCGTTCATAAGAACAAAAAGAAATACTCACGTAAAACAAAACATAGAAATCATGAAGAAAAAAACAACCCAGAGAATTTGTAAATTTATTTATACTGTAATGTTACCATTACTATGTATTACAACTGACATCCTTGTAGTGTTAAGTCATAACATAACATGGAGTTGGTTGACTATACTCATTATTGGAACAATGAATATTGCTGTTATATCTGTAGCATTTTTTATGCTAGCACAGCTTAATCATGTTAAGATGTTACCTAAAGTAAGCTTTAAACCTAATCGTTTTAGAGGCGTAGGCATTGGATTTGGACATGAATCTAATAACACATACGTATTACTCTTACCTTTTGTATACTTTGATATAACCCTTAAATTTTAAAACATGAAAAAGAATATTCATTTCGCAATAGCAGTGCTAAGTATATGCATTGCTATCACATCACTTTTATTAATAACAAACATGACAGCTAAGATGTTTATTTTAGTTACATGCATGTTTACACTTTGCTATGGTGCTGCAGTTGTAGAAACTATCAAGGAAGATGAACGCATAGCAAGAAGAAGAGAATCTTTCAAAAAAGAAAGACGTCAGCACATTAACGCATAATGTGATACAATAGCTGGGATTACTGGGAAACTGGTAATCCCTTTTTATTCATTTAAAACCAAAACAATGAAAAAATTAAAATATTACTTCAATAAACTTTTTAAATCAGAACAAACTTTAGAACAAACTACTGATACTACAGGATTACAAGCTGCTGCTGAATTCTTAGATAGTATTTGCATCTATAAATTTGATCGTGATAAATTATTTAGAGGTCATCAAGGTAGAATTAGTTTACTTAACTTTAAAGGTCAACAAGTTTTAGATTTTTCTAATACATATTTTAGTGGTCATACTAGCCATAAATACATGGTCAATGATAATAAAACACATTTGATTACTACTAAAAATGTAAAAATGCCTAAGAAAATCTTATATAAAGTTGAAGCATTGACTAACTATATGCATAAAGATGTTATAGATCAAGGTAATGTTCCAGGTATAAGGTTTAAATATAAAACTTTTACAGATCATAATGGTATTCATGATTCAATAAGCTTTGAAACTAGACATATGTATGGGGAAGATTTAGAAATCTCTATTGTACGTAAGCAAGTAAAGTCAGGATTACATATGAAAGGTCATTATGATAATATCCAAGAATTAAATGCATTAAATCTTAGATACAAAATATTCAAACAGAATATTGAATCGTTATCTATTGAAGATTTAAGTAGCAAACTGTTAGAAAATAGAATTAATCTGGGTAAACTAGAAGATTCTATACGGATGTATTTAAATGCACCAGATCAACATACAATCTATCATAATCAATTTAAAAATTTAAATCTTGAATTAGATGATAGGTTTTTTGAATGACACCAGTGTCATACTAACAGTACCAGTATTAAAACCCACATTAAAAGAAGGGGATTTTATCTTACTTGTTTTGGTTAAGTGAGTGGGAAAGGGAAGGATATTGTATTTATTGCACCTTCCCTTTTTTTTATCTTTAAAATTTAAACACTATGAAAAAAATAGACTCTTATTCACTTACTAAAGAAACTGTAAACAGTATTATCTCACCATTATTTAACAAAACCTTTGTAAATGCAAAAACTATAGAAGCAATTATTATTAATTCATTGTCTAGTAATGATTTAGAATTAATAATGACATTGTTACATAGCAATGAACCATACAAACCACTTAAAGTTGGTAGTATATTTAGAGTTCAGAAAGATGCATGTACATATTTTACAGGTATGGCTGAAGATAAATTATTAGATTTAAATTTATTAAAGTACTATGATAATATACCGTATGTCTATGGCTCAGTATTATGTGATGACAGTTATAATTCTTCTAAAGAGAATTTTAATCCATTTTATTGGAAAATGAAAGTAGAATTATACGGTATAGATCTTGAAACTGATGAATTTAAAGTAATAACAGATACATTATACACACGGGACATTATAAAAACACATAAAGTTCCATTTAAGATTTCTGCAAAGGAATCAAAATTAGAATAAGTCATGAACTTAGATAGATTTGGTATAATTTCATATGAAGTTATTTCAGATCCTGAAATTTCATTGCAAGCAAAGGGTATTTATTCTATCCTTTGTTTGTTTGCAGATAAAAACAGAAGTTGTTATCCATCTATTAGCACAATTGCTGATTTAGCAGATGTTAGTCAACGCACTGTTGCAAGAAAAATACTTGAGTTAAAAAATGCAAAGTACATTAAAAGAAAAAACAATAAAATTTATTTAGTGTAGATAGCTATAATTATACTCATTATTTTTATTTGATTTAAACATTTAAGATTTTTTATCCGTCTAAAGTGTAAAGATTTAATTATTTTTAAAATTATTTTTTAACAAATGATTTATCAATTACCAAACGGAAGAATTATTGAATTATCTCTAGAACAATTTCTCAATATGAATGATGCAGAGATAAATGAATTAAATGGTTTGGGATCTGCTTATACTAGTGATTGTCATAATCCTAATGCTTTTAGTTATGCTAAAGGCTCATCAGCAAAATCTGATACAACTCAAGCTCAGGAAGAAATTCATGAATATGAGCCTAGGTTGGATGAAATAGATGATGCTGATAAACTAAATGATGCTGATTTTAATACAGAAGATTAGCAATCAATCAATTATTTTTATTAACCTTTATTAAACTTTAAAAAATGCAAAAAGCTAAAGTTCAGATCGTGCCTGAAGATAAGACAGGTGCAGTAATCAGAGTGTCTAAAAACAATCCAGAATTTGGTCATGTTAGATTGACACAACAAAAAGTTACATTTACAGCAACAGGCTGGGTAAAGAAAACAAATCTTAGCACATTACTTCACGGTAAAGTAGAAGATTTAGAAGCTCTAGGTATTCAAGATTCAAGTGAATTACCTGGTAATATAGTTGTACAAGAAAGTACACAACCATTTAGTGAATCAGATCCAGATAGAGATCTTAAAATAGCTGGTGAAACAGGTATTATTTGTGCTACTGCTGATGGAGAACCAATATATAGAAAGACTATATATGATGGAACTGGATCAATGGAAGATACATTGATTGCACATGCAAATGGACAAGCAATTAGAGAAGCAAATTCTAATGGTGCAGATTCTATAGCTGCTGATGAATTTGAAGCATCTGTAGAAGAGAAACCATCTAAGAAGAAAAAGAAAGAGGAACCAGTAGCTGAAGATACTAATGACATGGAGGAAGAAAGCTCTGATGATTTAGTATTGGAAGATGAATCTACTGAGGAATTTGACCTATAAGAATTAGTGTGATAAGATCACATTAATATGCAACACCATCATGTTGTATTTTTTTTTCATCTAAATAGGGGTAGTGTAAAAGCTACCTCTATTTTTTTTTATATCAATCTTAAAATAATACTTAAAATAACGCTTATGTTTAAACCAGAACAAATAGAAAAAATTAAAAAAGTAGTAAATCAAGCTCAAGCAATTGAGGAGTTAAAGAAAAGAGAAGAGAGATATGCATACTTAGGTTTATTATCTGAATATCAAACGCACCCAAAAAATTTAGTACAAACAATATGTTATACTAAACTCAACCCTTATCAACATTTCTTATTTAAAAGAGTGTTGCATGGCCTAAATGTATATAAACCTGAAGAAGTTCAGAAAATGCATTGGGATAAAAAAAGAAGAATTAAAAAAGTTTGGCAAAGAGGACAAAATGAGTTAAACATGTGGAAACAAGTCATTTGTAATAAAAAATCTAATGAAATATTCCGTATATTTACTAATAGTTCTTTAGCTAAAGGATTTGTTAATGCATCAGTAAATGATGTTGACCTTACTTATAAAAATAAAATAAGTTTAAAAGATTTAGGTTTAACTTACAATGATTTAATTTTATTTTATATGTCAAAGGGGCTTTTACCTAAGAACTTTTTATCATTAAAACCAACTAATAATGAGAAAAGTATCAAAAAAGTTAGCAAGGCAAAATAATTCTTATTCTAAATTAAGAAAAGAATTTTTTGAAAATAAACCACTCTGTGAAGCTGTAATACATAATTGCATGCTTAAAGCTACAGATGTGCATCATATGAAAGGCCGGGGAAAATATCATTTAGATACAACTACCTGGCTTGCAGTATGTAGAAATTGTCATATGTGGATAGAAGAACACCCACAAGACGCAAAAGAATTGGGATTTTCTCAATCAAAATAATTATTATGGCAAAAAAAAGAAACATTAGAGAGTATAGGCAAGTAAAGGATTCTGTATACAGACCTCCTGTTACTCATATACATCAAACATTTACAGAAAAATTTGGAAATAAACTGTATGCAGTATTATTTCATTATAATCATCATAGAAAACATTGGTTTTGTTTTCCATCTGATGGTAAAAGAGAATATTTTAATGGAGCTACATACTTAGTAGGTAAAGGAAACACTCCAGAAGAAGCATTTCATGAATTACAAACAATTTTAAAAAAACAATAACATGGAACCAGTACACATAAGTATACTTATAGGTTTGACATCTGGATTGTTAGGTTATTACATTGGCACTTTGCATAATAAAATTAAATTATTTAATGCTTTGCAAAAAACAATAACAGAGTTAGAACAAAATATAATAAATCTTTTAAAAGAAGTTAAAGAAGCAAACATATTAGAACTACAAGAACGTGAAACTCAAAAGACTGATGGTCTTATTGGTGATTTTGCAGAAAAAGATCTTTTGCAATTTAGCTTAAAAATGGCAGTAAATAATGAAGATTACAAAAGAGCTGCATTTATTAGAGATATTTTAAAAATGAAATATGGGGAAGACAGCAGCTTTGAATAGAAATGTTGTTAATGAGGAAGCTCTAAAGAAAACTTATAATTACAAAAAATGTGGTCTTGCAATGTCTATGGGTATGGGTAAAACCAGAATAGGTTTAAAACATATGCAAAAATTTTTTGACCCATTTGTAAAATATTTAGTTGTTGCACCTAAACATTCTGTATTTGCATCATGGATTGATGAGATTGCTGAAATTAATGCAGAAGATTTAATTCCTCATATAACATTTACTACATATTTGTCTATAAACAAACATAACCCAAATGATTTTGATTGTGTTTATTTAGATGAATGTCATAGTTTATTAGAAAGTCATGAGCCTTTTTTATCTAATTTTAAAGGTAGGATTCTTGGGTTAACCGGTACTCCTCCTAAAAGAAAAGGTTCAGAGAAGTGGAGAATGGTACAAAAATATTGTCCCATTATATATACTTTCACTGTAGATCAAGCAGCTGATAGTAATATTTTAAATGATTATAAGATTGTTGTTCATCAACTTGAACTATCTGGTTTACCAACACTAATGAAAAAAAATAAAAATGGTGGTAAATGGTATACATCAGAAAAAAAAGATTATAGTTATTTATGTGAAAGACTGGCACAAGCCATTAGTCCAAAGCAAAGACAATTTTCATCTATAATGAGAATGAGAGGCATTATGGATTATACATCTAAAGAAGAATATCTTAAAGGTCTTATTAAAAATATAAACCAAAAATGTATAATTTTTGCAAATACTCAAGCTCAAGCAGATAAAGTATGTCAATATAGTTATCATTCAAAAAATAAACAATCTGAAGAAAATTTAGAATTATTTTCAGATGGTAGGATTGATAAGTTATCATGTGTATTACAATTATCAGAAGGTGTAACAATACCAGGTTTAAAACAAGGTATTATTATGCATTCATATGGTAATGAAAGAAAAACAACTCAAAGGATTGGTAGATTATTAAGATTAAATCCAGATGAAACAGCCATATGTCACATCTTATGTTATAAAGATACTGTAGATGAAATATGGTTAGAAAAAGCTTTGGAAAATTTTGATCGTAATAAAGTTACTTATTTTAATCCTTTAACATGATAAAGAAACAGAAAACTAAAACTTTAGTTACAAAACCCAATAACAATAGTTCTGATTGTATTGCTCCAAACATTATATATGGATGTTTTGGTGGATGCATCAAAACTTATTGTTATATGGCTAGATTTAACGGTGAAAGAGTTTTTGTAAATGAAAATGTAGATGAGATATTTGGATCTGTAGTTGATTGGGAAAAAACTTATAAAAAAGTTCCTAATCAACAAGATCCGGTATATACTATGGTAGATATTGCCTGCAATTCAGATTTAGTATTAATGCAAAAACATATGCCAGAACCGTTGATTGATTATCTTAAAAGATATGATGATCATCCTCAACTTAATAGTACTATGGCTACTAAGTATCCTGGATTATTAAAATTAGATGTAAATCATTTTAATAAACGGCCAAGAGTACGTGTTAGTTTAATGCCTCAAAAGTATTCTGATATATTAGAACCAAAGATGCAAAAAATAATGAGCCGTATAGCTGATATTAACCGGCTTAAACAATTGGGATGGGAAGTTCATATTAATTATAGTCCTTTAATATTTTATAAATTTTGGAAGGAAGAGTATAATAATTTATTCTCTATGGTAAGTGATATGGCAGGTGAAAATAAATGTGAAATAATTGCATTAACTAATCATCAAAGGCAAATGCAACGTGCATCACCAAAAGCTAGAGAAATAATGAGATTATCTAGTGAAATTAAAAATGGTGGTGGTGTAATGAGGTATCCATTAAAATACAAAACTATATTGTTAGATCAGTTTAAACAGATTTATAGTCAATATTTTAACTTAAATACAATTAGATATATTTTTTAAAAATAATTATATGGCAAAAGAAGAAGCAATTATTGTTGATGTAGATGGTACATTGGCAGACATGAGAGGTATAAGAACTCCTTTTGAATGGGATAAAGTTCATCTTGATAAACCTCATCAAGATGTTATTGATCTTGTTAATGATTTAGCAAATATTGATTTTGAAAAAGAAGATCCTTTTTTTGGTAAAAAATACAAGATTATTATTACAACAGGTAGAGATGGTGTTTGTGAGAAAGAAACTAGAAAATGGTTGCAAGATCATAATGTACCTTATGATTTATTATATATTAGAGATAAAGGTGACTTTAGAAAAGATAGTATAATTAAGTCTGAGATCTATATGGATCATATTAGGCCTAAGTATAATGTTAAATATGTAATAGATGACCGTGATCAAGTAGTTGATATGTGGAGATCTTTAGGACTTAGAGTTTTACAAGTAGCACCAGGAAATTTCTAATGGGTAGAATGAAAGAAGTCTTCATGGAAATGCGTGAAGCTGAGTTTGACGGAACATTAGAAGAATTCATCAATTTACAAAAAGAAGAGGCTTTAACTGAGCCTGTAGATATTCTTTGTCCAAATTGTCTAACTGATAAATTAGTAGAAACAGAGAATAATGAAATGAATTGTGCCACATGTGGGTATGATTTTATTAAAATTGATAGGAATACAGTAAGATTCAAGTAGTTATTGAAATAAAATTCGTATATTATTATGTATCAACTATTTTCTAACAATTATATTTTAAATTAAAATGAAGTCATATGGGTATGCTTGGAGGTTACTAACAATCTTAGTGGCATCTGCATATCCATACTTATGTCTATATTGGCATGGTTATGAACCTTCATTATCTACATATTGGAAAACACCATTGCAACCATTGTTTATATTAGCAAATGTTGCAACAGCTTATTATTTTTTGCAAATGAAAAACTGGGAGATTCCTGGTTTATTGCTTATATTATTAACTGTTTTTTCAATTGATTATTATGGGGAATTGCACAATGTATTTGCAATTGCATTTTTTTTATCATGCTTATTTCCTCTTTATAAAACAAAACGTTATGTTTGGATCTTTCATTTATTTTTATTGGGAGGTTCTATAATGCCGTTAAGTTTATTAATAGGAGAAATTGTATGCATTACTGCAATAAGTTTATTCCATTTATTATTATTGTTCAAATTTAAAACAATCAAAGAATATAATGACAGAAATTTACATTAGTGATCCGGGAGATGAACAACCGGGTTATGAAATAACAAAAGAGATATGAGATTAACAATACATATAGAAAATGGTGAGAAAACCAGAGAGGAAAGAATTGTAAAAAGATTAAATCCTAAGACAAATGAAGTAGAAAAAGTAAAAAAAGAAATTGATGTTACTTATAATACTTTATCATTTAGAAACATCCCTTCCAAAGCTGATGCTGAAGCTTTATTAGGACAATGTAGAGATAAATACATAATCCGTAAGTGGAGCAAAGGTGATAAAAAAGGAAAAGAAATGTTCTATATAGCAAATGAAAAATAATTTATTTGTTAAAGCCATCAAAAAAGATGGTGAAGTCACGTATCCAATTAAGGCTCAAGGTACAAGATATAAAAAGTTTATAGAAGAAATCCCTGATGGAGCCAATATAGAAATATTTATTAGCATATCTACAACCAGTAAAGGATCTAATGCCCAACTGGCAAGAGTACATGCTATGATAAGACAATTAGCTAATGATATTGGCTATACTTTTGAAGAAGTTAAAATGATGGCCAAAAGACACACTGGACTTTGTTTTAATAAAGATAATCAAGAGTATTGTAAATCATTTGCAGATTGTGACAAGTCTGAATTAAATTTAGTAATTCAAGAATTAATAAGAATGGGAGATTTTAATGGAACTCAATTGAGAACCTAAGCTTTTTTAACATCCAATTGTTTAACAAGCTTATTAATTTCTTCCACTTGTTTTTCTAAATCATCTGATTTAGTTCTTTCTTGTGCAAGCATACTAAAAACCTTCTTGGTCTGTTCAGGATCAAGAGGGTTTGATGTAATCTCAACCATACAACCTTGTTTTTCTGCCTCTTCTTGGCAGTATTGGATTAAATATGTACAAACATAAATCATTTGTTCAAATTGATTTAAAATAAGTTCTTCAGGAATTGTAGTTTCCTCTTGAATATGTTTTTCAATTTGATTGATTTTAGTATAAATACTAGCAACTTTTTCTGGATCTTTCATTTGAGAAATGAGAGTCATAAGAATATTTTGAAATGTAGGAACTATAGATGCATTTAAAGTTAAATTTTTTAATACTTTAGTTCTATCTATAATTTTTCTTTTTTCTCTTTTTGGTGCTGGCGTTGATGCTTTCTTTTGTTTTGACATATCCATTTTTATTTAAGGAGTTACTATAGGCCATAAATCTTTTATGGCTGATTGAATTATCTAATAATTTAAGATCACGGTGTAATTCTAAATTGTATAACATACTGCAAATATATAAAAAATTTTTTAAACTATAAAAGTGTAATATATCATATTTATTACAAAAAAGTCATTTAAAATTAGTATATTTGTTATTAAAACAAACCAACATGTCTATAAAAAATGAACTTCATAGCATGCATAATGCTATTAGTAAATTTACTAAAGATTTTGAAGAACAATTCGGTGAACAAGTCACTGTAATTATTGGGGAAACAGATGCTGTTGGAGATAATAGAACTCCAATTGTAGTTATTGAAAAGATTACATTAAATCTTTTAAAAATATATAACCCAGAATATGAAAAAGTTGAGTCATTTTCATATAGAACTAGAAAGCATGATTATCAAATGCATTTACAAGCTTTTTGTTTAATTACATTTATGCAAGGTTACAGTAAAAGTGCAATTGCTAGACATATAGGAAAGAATCACGCCAGTATTATAAATGCTATTGATTCTGCTGAAAACTATATATTTTGCAAATCAAGCACTTTTTTAAGAATACATACTAACATTTTAACACAATTAAAAGATTATGTGGGAATTTCTGAAGACAATTCTAAAGAACAAAATAACACCAAATCAAGCAATGTTACTATTCTCAATGAAAGAGAAAGTCTCATTGCCCATACAGTATCCTGAAGAAGATTTTAAAAGTCTTCTTGAAAATAATTATTTAGAGTTTGTAAAAGGGGCCTATACTATTACTATAGAAGGTAAAATTTTAATGGCTCATTTAGATAATTATTTTTTAAAAGCAAAGAAGAAAACAAATATTCAGTTAATGGGAAAAGATTTTAATGAGAAGATTAAGCAATATAGAGAAATCTTTCCTGCTAAAAAATTACCCAGTGGTAAACCAGCTAGACAAAATGTCAAAGCATTAACTGATTCATTTAGATGGTTCTTTGAAAGTTATGATCATACATGGGATGATGTAATTAAAGCAACAAAAATGTATGTGAATGAATATAGAGATGCTGATTATCTCTATATGGTAACAAGTCAATACTTTGTCTCAAAACAAGATAAGCATAAAGTGAAAGTTTCATTACTTGCTGATTATTGTGATTTGATTAAAGAAGGAGTTGATACTACAGAAGATCATTTTAAAGAAAAAGTAGTATGAAACCAATTGACATTAAAAAGAAAAATAAATTATATGGCAATGATTTTTTAAGAATTAATAATGAAGATCAATGTATTAATGATTGGATAAGAAATGATCCAAAAACTTTAATTAAAACATTAAGAGAAAGAAGAATTAATCTTGAATATAAATGCTATAAAAAGTTATTAGGAAAAATAGTATGAGTAAAAGTAAAGAAGCGTGGGTTGGGCAATATGCAGCTTTTAATGATGCATTAAAGTATATGCTTAATAGACAAAACGGAAATGAAAAGTCTATATATACACCGTGGCCTAAATTTAATGATGCTACTACAGATGGATTAGAATGGAATACTCTTACTGTAATTGGTGGAAGACCTGGTTCAGGTAAAACATTAATTAAAGATCAAATAATAAGAGAATCATTTACATTAAATCCAGATGATAATTTTAGAGTTTTAGAATTTCAGTTTGAAATGGTTGGAAGAACTTCAGCTATTAGAGAATTTAGTTCTATAACTGGTAAAACTTATAAAGAATTATGCAGTGCAGGAAGCACACTGACAACAGATGTTTTAAATGTTTGTCATCAATATGCAAAAGAAAGAGTAAAATATCCGGTAGATATTATAGGAACTCCTATGACAGTAAATCAAATGCGTGATCAGATAGACATGTATATGAATGAACACAAAGGTCAAAAAACTATAATAACATTGGATCATACTATTCTTGTAAAAAGAGCACCTTATCAAAATAATAGATTAGATATGTTATTTGAGTTAGGTGAATTCTTTACACAATGTAAGCGTGACTACCCTTGTCTGTTTATTGCTTTGTCTCAACTTAATAGAAATATTGATAATCCAGATAGAGCAGTAGATGGTAAATATGGTAATTACATTCTTGAATCAGATATATTTGGTTCAGATGCTATGTTGCAACACGCAGATACATTAATAGGTATTAACCGGCCTGCTAAACAAAAGATTAGATTCTATGGTCCTGATAGATATATTATAGAAAATGATAGAACATTAGTTCTTCATTTTTTAAAAGCTAGAAATGGAGACACTAGAATGAGTTTCTTTAAAGCACATTTTGAGCAAATGGAAATTGCAGAAATGGAGACGCCACAGCAGCAACAAAGAAGATAATTATGATAAATACTAAAAATAAAAGCATGACTCCAGCAGAACGCAAAGAAAAAGTCAATAAATTAAGAGAAGAGCATGAAGATTACTTTCAAAAAGAAGGTAAAATAAATGCTCTATATATACCAAAGATGGCTTATAGGCCACCGGGAAAAGATGAATTGCATGTAAGCTTTTTTCCAAGTGAATTTGAAAAAGAACAAGATATTTATACAGAATTTGTTAGTATAAATTATGAATCAGAAGATCCAAAGAGAACTCTTTATCTTTTACATAAAAATTTACACTGGAAAGAAGAGTATGAAGCAATTGTAAGTAATTCAGGATTTGAAAGACATATTGTTCCTGTATCTGAGTTAACTATCATTAATGATATTAACACCAGGAATCCAAAAAAAGTAGAATCTATAATAGAAGATTTTGCTGATCTTCCTAATCCAGATGAAACTGCAGAAGATTCTAATTTAATTCAAAAATTAGATAGAATTGCTAATTCATTAGATAAAATAGCTGAAATATTAACAATAAATAATTTAAAATAATGGCAGAAAGTACATTAATTATTGCAGAATCAGGAAGTGGTAAATCTACTTCAATCAGGAATTTAAATCCTGAAGAAACATTTATTATAAATATTGCAAACAAACCCTTACCATTTAAAGGATGGAAAAAAAATTATACTTTAATTAATAAAGAAAATCCAAATGGTAATATGACGGCAGCATCTAGTGCTCCTGGGATTATAAAAGCAATGAGACATGTTAATGATAAGATGCCTCATATTAAAACATTAGTAATTGATGATTGGCAATATATGTCTAGTTTTGAATACTTTGACAGAGCAACAGAAAAAGGATATGATAAATTTACTCAAATAGCTACCAACCTAGCACAGGTTGCAAAATTTCCAAAAGATTTGAGAGATGACTTATATATATTTTTCTTAACTCATTCAGAGGAATCAACAGATATAAATGGACACAGAAAAGTTAAAGCAAAAACTGTTGGGAAAATGATAGATAATGCATTAACTTTGGAAGGTCTTTTTTCAATTGTACTTTTTGGTAAAGTACGTAAAAATGATGATGGTACTCTTGACTATGGTTTTGAAACACAAACTAATGGAGAGAATACATGTAAATCACCAATGGGAATGTTTGAAGATCAATTCATTCCAAATGACCTTGAATATGTCATAAAGCATATAGAGGAATATAATAAATAATTATTAATCAAAAAAAAAGTAACTTATGTTAAACACTAAGGACATGACCGTTGGGAGCGGCAAGACTAAACCAGTAATTAGTGCTGGTAATCACGTTGTTAAAATTAATTCTGTTAATTTTGATCAAACGCCATATGATGCAGAAGCATATAATATTACATTAAATGTAGAAACTGAACCAGTAGGTGGTGAGTTTGAAGGATTTTTAGTTGATGTTAATAATCCTAATGGGCCAAGATATCAAGGTCAAGTAGGTAGAGTGAGATTTTCTCCTTACCCTTATAAAGATGCTACACTTCCATCTGGAAGAGAAATTAGCAGAGATCAAGAAGTTTTAAAAGCTATGGTTTATCTTTCAGAAACTGTAGGTAAAAGAAATGAACTTGATGCAATTGAAGCTCAAACTATTGAGGAGTTTATGGTATCTGCAAATAATATCTTGTCTGGTGATACATACATTAATGCATGTATTGGTGGAAAAGAATGGGAAAATAAAGAAGGTTATACAAACCAAGATTTATTTTTACCAAGAATGTCTAAGGATGGTATTCCTTTAGAAGCAGTTGATACTGAAAATTCTAGATTGTTAACTTTTAATGCAGATAATCATATTATCCCATTAAAAAAGAAAAATTCAGCACCTGCAGCTAATAATTTTGAACCTGTGAGTCAAAATGGTGCAGCAGCTGATTTTGATCTATAAACTATAAGATGTAAGATAAGGCAGTCCTCGTTTTCTGGTGGTACTATTTCTTAATGTAAGGTGGCACAGGACTCATCCCTTACAGCATCTATAGGATTTATAATTAAGAATAGAGAGGTGGTATAATCAACAATACCACTTCTCTTTTTTTTTATTATTTTTGAGAAATGTTTAACACAAAGCAATTAGTTTTTACTGAAAAAGATGTTCCAAGTAATTGGGTATTTGAATATTATTTAGATCTTCCAGAAAAATTAACTGGTCAAGATGTTAAAATAAAGTCAATATTTAATCCTAATGAAAGAACTCCTAGCATGTGCATATTTGTAGATCAAATTAATGCACAATATAAATACAAAGATTTTTCAAGTGGAAAATTTGGTAGTAAAATTGATTTAGTAAAAGAACTATTTCATTTGGGTTACCCAGGAGCAGTAGAAAAAATTATTGAGGATTTCAATTCTTTTATAAAAAACAATGAATTCTTAAATAGTAATTTTAAAGCTCAGAGTAAGTTTAAAGTTGACTACGTAAAACCAAGAGGTTGGACAGAAGAAGATAAAAACTTTTGGTTAAAATTTAGAATTGGTGCTACTATGCTTAATAAATATAACGTTAAAGCATTGGAGTATTATAATATGGTAAAGGAAAATGAAGATGGATCTACTGAACTCATAAAAATAAAAGGTTCTAAGATTTATGGTTATTTTAAGGAAGATGGCTCTATATATAAGATTTATCAACCTGCACAAAAGAAACATAAATTTATAAAAGTATGCATGCATACTCAAGGATTAGATCAATTAACATATACTGAACCGTATTTAGTAATTACATCTGGTTTAAAAGATGTAATGTCTTTAGATGGAATAGGTTATAATATTGAATTAATAGCACCTGATAGTGAAAATACAATGTTAAAACCAATTCTAATTGAGAATTTAAAAAACAAATATGAAAAAGTCATAACTCTTTTTGATAATGATAAAGCTGGTTTAAAAGCTGTAGAAAAATACAAAGAGATATATGGCATAAATGGTTTTGTTTGTCCTTTAGAAAATGATCCTGCAGAAGCTTTGAATATACATGGATTAGATCTATTGCATGAAAAACTAAAACCACTATTACAATTAACATTACGCTTATGAAATGGTTTATACCGGGGAATGTTCCCTCAAGTAAAAATGGAAGAAGATGGACAGGTAAATACTTTATATCAAGTAAAACTGTAATGAAATATAGGAAAGATACAAAATCCTATTATCAGAAATATGCTGAAGAATTCAAAAAAGAATTAGAAAAGCATAATCTACCTGCTAAAATATCATTCACTTTTATAAGAGGTACAAGACACAAGTTTGATTATATTAATCCCGCACAAACAGTGCAAGATGATATGGTTACACACGGTTGGATTGAAGATGATAATTGTAATTTCATAATTCCTACATTTAAAGAGTATCAATACAATAAAGAAAATCCAGGAGTAATAATAGAAATTATAAAATAAAGGATGAGTAAAACAAAGAAATGTAATTGGTGTAATAAAAGAAAAAAAGTAGATAGTATTTACCAACTTGGCAAATACCCAAAGGATAATAAAAATTATAACATTTGTGTTGATTGCAATACAGAAAAAGAAATAGTTTAAAACCAAAAAAAAATGTATGAAAAAAAAGTCTTCTGATAATACTAAGATATTATCATTAGAAGAATGGAAATCATTAATGGCTTTACTTAATGCTGAAGATGAGGACCGTCAAATTGCATATTCCAATATCCGCAATTGGAACTTAGATATAATGTATCACATGTTATTGATAAAAGTTTTAAGATATTCTCATAGACGTTTATTTATGGATGAATTTAGAATTCAGTCGGATAGTATAAAAAATATATATAGAGAAACTGATGAGTTTAAATTTTATGATCTTCAACACGGCACAGGATCATGGGAAAAAGTTTTAAATGTCATAAAATCTTTACTTAAAAAAAGAGATAAAGATTTTGGTGATTCTATATTGGCTATTGTAGAGTATGAAATGGGAAACATAAAACCACAAAGACTTGAAATAGAAAATTATTTCAAAAATTTAAGAATATGATAAATATAGCAGATACTGTTGCAAAAACAGTTAAAAATTTAATTTTAGAAGAGCCCTTTTACGGGCTTTTTCTTATTGGTCTTAATAAGACTTATAGAAAAGATCTGCCAACAGCAGGTGTAAGTAAAAATGGCATTGGTGTTCAGCTAGCAATTAATCCTGAATTTTATCAGGAATTAAATAGTAGACAGCAAGTTGGTTTATTAAAACATGAAATATTACATGTATCATTTGGTCATTTAGGAATGAGAGATTTATATCCAGATAAAAAGTTATTTAATATAGCTGCAGATTTAGAAATAAATCAATATATAAAGTCTGATGATCTTCCTCCAGGAGGATTGACTTTAGATACATTTCCTGAATTAAAGCTTCCACAAAGAGCGGGTACAAATAAGTATTATAGCTTACTTGAAGAAGCATGTAAAGATAAAACATGTCCTTCTCTTGATTCTTTATTGGGTCAAATGGATGGTGATTCACAATATGATCATGTAACATGGGATGAATTTGATGAACTAAATGAAGCTGATAAAAAGTTAATTCAAAAACAAATTGAACATCAACTTAAAGAAACAGCTGAACAAACACAAAAGAGATGTGGACATATTCCAGGTGAATTAGCTGATTTAATTGAAAGATTACTTCATGTTGAACCACCAAAATTTGACTGGAAAGGATATCTCAGAAGATTTATTGGAAATTCTACAATAAGCTATACAAAAAAGATGCGTAGAAAGTTTAATAAAAGATATGTAGAAAATCCTGGCTTAAAAGTTAAGTTTAAAAATCATATTTGTGTTGGTGTAGATACATCAGGTTCTGTATCCAATGAAGAATTAAAAGAATTTATGAATGAATTATGTCATATGCATAAAACTGGTCATAAGATTACAGTTGTACAGTGTGATACAAACATAAATTCAGTAGAAGATTTTAATCCAAGAAAGGATTGGGAAATTAAAGGTAGAGGTGGTACATCATTTCAACCTGTAATAGATCATTACAATGATAAAAAACGTGCATATACGGCACTTATATATTTAACAGATGGTGAAGCTTATGCTCCAGAAAACTGTCCAAAAAATACTCTTTGGGTTCACAGTTCTCGTTGTAGCATAAATGATAGTTTACCAGGACAAAAAATACAATTAAATTAAAATTATGGCACAAGTAAATTTAAACATTGATGAATTAAAAGGTTTTGTAAATCACATAGTACAAAACAATAGATTTTTACAAGAGCAAGGAAAACTTCCTGTAGCAATTGAAGTAGTAGGTGAATCAGGAATTGGTAAAACATCTACAGTAATGGAATTAGCAAAAGAAAACAACTTAGATTGTGTAAAATTAAATTTAGCACAAATTGAAGAGTTAGGTGATCTTGTTGGATTTCCTGTAAGACAATTCCAAATGTATAAAGAAAAGAAAGTAGCAGGTAAACCTGGTGATCTTAATTATACTGCAGCACAAAAAGCTGCTGCTTCTGCTCAAGTAGCAAATGCAACCATAACCAAAAAAGTTGGGCAATGGGTTGATGAACTTGCTGTTGAAGAGTATTTAAAGCAAGGTTGGAAAGTTACCGGTAAGAATAGAATGTCTTATTGTGCTCCTAACTGGATTGCTGATGTAAAAAAAGGTGGTATGTTAATCTTAGATGATTGGAACAGAGCTGATCAAAGATTTGTTCAAGCTGTTATGGAATTAGTAGATAGACAAACTTATATATCTTGGTCTTTACCAAAAGATTGGCATATTGTTTTAACTGCAAATCCAGATAATGGAGATTACATGGTAAACTCTATTGATGCTGCACAAAAAACAAGATTTATTTCTGCTAATCTTAAATTTGATGTAGAAGTATGGGCTCGTTGGGCAGAAGAAGCAGGTATTGATACAAGATGTATTAACTTTTTGTTATTACATCCTGAGTTAGTTACTCAAGAAACTAATGCAAGATCTATTACCAGCTTTTTTAATTCTATATCTAGTTTTGAGTCATTTGAAGATAATCTTCCTATGATTCAATTGATTGGAGAAGGATCTGTTGGTGATGAATTTGCATCTATGTTTACCACATTTATCAATAACAAATTAGATAAGTTAGTAACACCTAAAGATTTATTAACTCATGATAATGAGCAATATATTTTAGGAGAATTAACTTCTTGCATAGGTAAAGATGATAACTATCGTGCAGATATTGCATCAACTCTTGCAACAAGGTTGGCTAACTTCTCTGTAGTATATTCTAAAGAGAATACTATTACTCAGAAGATAACTGACAGATTGGAAAAACTTTGTACAAAAGATTATTTTACAAATGATCTAAAGTATTTAGTAGTAAGAACAATTTTTAATGGTAACAAAAATAAGTTTAATAAACTTATGATGAAACCAGAAATAATTAAAATGACAATGAAATAAAATGGCAAAAAAAACTGTATATCAAGATTTTGATGCAGATGCACTTGATCATTTTGGTTTGGATGAAGCTCCTGTAATGGGAGTTTCATCATCAAACTTTGATTTTAATAAAGTGCTAGTATCAGAGTCTGAAGCAACATATAATAAAGTAATAGATATAATAGAAAATAATACCTCTACAAATTTTACAAACTGTAAAAAAGCTTTTGTTTTACCTATGTCACCTATGTCTTTAGATAGGATAAAAGCTGCATGTAAAGAACATAAAATAACCGTTACAAATGATTATGAATTAGCGGATATGATTATTGTTCATGATAATTTCTTCAAAGGTTTAAGAAATGGAGAAAAAATTTCAAATAGTCTTATGACATTTAAATTATGGAATTTTGAAACAATTTCAAGTTTTAATAATCCTAGCTTCCTTTCTTCTTTTGATAAGGCTAATGAATGGATTAAAAATCATGGAGAAATAATTTATGATCAAAAAATGGAAGAATATACTTCTTCTCATAAACATAACAGAGGAAGTGATTGTTATGATGTTTGGTGTTTTACAGGATTAGGAATTAATCTTGCATATAAAATAGATCAAGGAGATGTTACAGCTGTAGCAATTGATGATTTATTAATGACATCTGCTACAGTTACTCCTTTTACAGAAGAGTTAGGTAAATTACTTTCAAGCCAAATACAAAGTTATAATGATGAAGACAGTGAGTTAGCTGGAAAATTACTTCCAACCATTGATCCAACCGGTGTAGAACATTTATTTTGGGAATTTGTTCATCAAGTTGATTCTAGAATATATAAATTCAATAGAAATAAAGATGTTCAATATTGGTTAAATAAAGTTGATTGGGGTAAATACAAATATGAAAGTGCTGAAGAGTTAATTACCAGACTTCATGAAGAAAATAATCTTAATTCAGAGAAGTTCCGTTATCTTGAACCTCAAGTGAGGAAGGATATTCATATTAGTAATAGGGATTTATATGTATTTAAAGTATCTGTAAAACCTGAGTATCGTAAATATTTAAAACCAATTGAAAATGACTAAAGTATATAAATTACATTTTAATTTTTACCAAAAGTATACAGAAGGAGATGCTGAAACAAATGGTAAACTAACACAACATGCCTTTGAAGCTGAAGAGCTTGGTATAATTGCATTCCATTCAGATACATGGAGAGTAGATAAACAAAGTTTACTTGAATTTAAAAAAAGATTTCCTTTACAATCTATAGATGATTCGTCACTATTACAAGATAAAATTATATATAGATTTCCTAAGCTAGCATTGCCTAGACAAAAAGTAGATCTTTTAAAAGAAAAGTATAATCTTTCTGTTACCAGAAATAAAGATAAAGCTGACTATTTAGTTATATCTGATAAATACATAGATTCATTAGTTAATAGAGATTATCAAGGAACAGTTCTAAGTAAATCAGAAGTTCATGGTTTATTAGTTCATATGAGAGATAATAACTATTGTACTGAAGATGGATTTACAGCAATAAAAAATATGTTTTCAACATTTGAAAATGATTGTAGAATTATTTTTTGTATGGATTATTCATATAATGTTAAACATAGAGTTCATGATGCAGTAAAAACCCTTTTAAAACCATATGGTTACCAAGGTGATAAATTTGCAGATATAAATAGAAAAGCTATTTTTTATGTTAAAAAAGATGATTGGGTTAATGTGAAAGATATTTTTAACAGTGGTAAATTAGTTATTGATCAAGAGTTAGCTGCATTTACTACAGAAGATTCACATGTTTTTACTGAAGCTGATTATCATCAATGTAAAAAAATGTTAAGAGCTGATGATCGTGATAATGTAAGTTTAGCTGTAGAAATGATGGCCAACTGTAATATAGAAAAGTCAATTCCATTTTTAGCAATGTTATTTTATTTTAATATGGATTATTTAAAATATTCTAAAAATTGGAACACTGTTAATGTAAAAGCATTAAGAGAAAGACTTTCTAAATTTGCTGATGGTTTATATCCTAATAATGGAACTATTCATGGATATCAAGCATTTTTAAAAAAACTTGATGAAGAAGGGGCTTTAACTAACTTTGTTTTTCAATCAACTATGAAAGACATGTTTAAGTCTGTTTTAGTTTCAGGATCTGGATTTAATCCAGAATCTATATTTGATATGGATATAAGTGTATTAAAATTAAAACCAGAATGGCAGGAAAAATTAGATACACAAAATAAAGCTTGGGAAATCTCTGCTACTTCACACGTAGTTTTAGATGATTTACCATTTTAAGGAGGAATGCCATAATTGATTGGGGTTGTGTACTGCAAAGTGCACACCCTTCCTCCGTTTTAAAATTTAATATAAAATAAAAAAATGAGTAAAGAAGAAACTAAAAAAAAATACAGAGAACACGGGAAAAAATATGCCCCATATAAAGATGATATAATTTTATCACATCTCCAAGGAATGAGTGATAAAGAATTAGCAAATATTCTTGAAAGAAAAGTTCCATTACTAAGAGAAAAAAGAACAGAATACATCCGGGAATTTTTATTAAATAATATGAGTTCATTAAACTATTTTGTTTGGATGGCCACTAAGTTTTACTTGCAAAATAAATTATTGAAAGAAAGGCTTGATAGTGTTGGTATTACTGTATTAGATGTAGAAATATCAAATGATGATATTCAAAAACAAATGAAAGAAATACAAGATGTTGCATCTAATGGAAATATATCTGAAAAATATCCAGAATGGAATCCTTAATTTGTGTTATATGTGAGAAAGAGATAAAAGATCTTTATCCGCATAATGCAGAACCAGTTAAAAAAGGTCCCTGTTGTACACGTTGTAATAATACAAAAGTACTTCCCGCCAGACTGGCTGCAGTATATAATTATAAACCTGAAAAACCAAAAAAGAAAAATGGTAGATAAAGAAAAAGAAAATATTTTTTATAAAAAGAAGTTTAATTTTAGTTATTCTTCTATAAATAAGATGTTATTTTCTCCTAAACTATTCTATAAAGAATACATTCTTTTAGATAGAGAGGAGAGAACAGATAAACATTTAATTGAAGGCCGTGTAATTCACTGTCTTTTATTTGAACCAAATAATTTACATAATATATTTTCAATGGTTCCAGGTAAGGTTCCTTCTGATAATATAAAAAAGGTTCTTAAAAATGTTACTATGCATACAGATGCTCCTGTTTTAGCTGATGTAGAAGACTTTGTAATTTTAGATTCATTAAAAGAACAAAATCTTTATCAATCATTAAAAACAGATGAATCAAGAATTGCTAAAGTAAAAACTAGTGATGCTGAGGATTATTATAAATTTATGTGCACTACTGGAAAAGATGTTATAGATCAGGATACATTAGATAGATGTCAAGAAAGAGTAGAAATTATTAAATCAAATAAAGAAATAATGTCTCTATTTAATTTAGCACAAACTGATTTTGAGTTAGATCCAATTGAAGCTTATGCAGAAAATAAACTAGAAACTAAATTAAATTCATATGATTTTGGATTAAAAGGCATAATAGATTATTATCAAATTAATCATGATGAAAAATCAATAACCATAATTGATCTAAAAACTACAGGTAAGACTATTACTGAGTTTACAGATGCAATAGATTATTGGAATTATGACTTACAAGCTGCTATTTACACTAAATTAGTAATAGATAATTTAGATGAAGCAGCTTCAGATTATAAAATATTATTTAAATTTGTTGTAATTGATAAATATAACCAAGTATATCCTTTTGATGTGTCTGGTGAAACATTAAGAAGATGGGCCAATAAAATGGAACATTGTCTTGAAAAAGTTAATTATCATTACAGTAAAAAAAATTATGAATTACCTTATGAATTCTTAAATAATAAAGTTGTTTTATAAATGAAGAGTATATATACAAATTATTTTCAAAAAAGCAAAGTGTTTTTATATCCATTATTGAGTCTTAGGAAGGGGATTACACATGTCCCTTCTGAGACTTTTATTGCTTGGGAAAATGTATATGATGCTTTAGAAAACAAATTTCTTTGTTTATATTCAGTTGATCCAGAAGAGATAGATAAATTTAAAAACTTTGAATTTAAATTTTTAAAGTCTCATAAATTATTTGAAGCTTATTATCAATTAGATGAAGAAACTCATCTTTATGTTTTTGATTTTAATTCTTTTAAAAGAGATCTTCAAATGTTTAGAGATGGTAAATATTCAAGATTTAGTGTTAAAACTAAAGATATAATATCTAATTTTTTTGGTGAAGTTGGAACAGTTTCTGATTATATACAAAGTTATATTAATCCAGAAAATTATCACGGAACATATGCTGATTATCTTGGCGTAAAAATTGAAGCTATTAAAGATGTATATGAATTATGTAGTAAACCAGATTTAGAAAAAGAAACTTTGGTAGATCCAAAACCTGAAAACTTGGAAATCCAAAATAAATCTGTATCTTTGGAAAAAAATAAATAATGGCAAATACAAAACCAACCCTTGGAGCTAACATGCTTCTTATTACCGGGACATTTAGAAATGTCAAAACTTTTAATTTAGTACCAGTCTCTTTAGACTGTCCATACGTTGAAGCAATGTTTGATCCCACAACATCAATTCTTGCTGTAATAACAAAAAACATGAAGCAATCTTTTCATATGGTCCCAAGACTAAATGAAGATGGTCAACCTCAAAAATTAAAATTTCCAAACAAAGAAGCTGGAAAAACAGTTAAAGAACAAAGAGTGTCTGTAGATACTTTTTCTGAATTTTATTTAACTGAAAAAGAGGATATTAAAACATTTTTAGCATTATTTGCTATTAATTACAAAGATTTTGATACTGATCAATATTTTGTAGAAACAAAAGATGTGAAGCCTTCAAATCTTATACTAGGACCTAACGCTTAAACTGTTAAGTTCTTTCTATGTTTATCATTAAAAGGGAGGCCTGTGCTTCCCTTTTTTTATTTTTTAAATTATGAAGCCAGTAATGGATATTTTTACACGTCAAAATTTTGAATCAATGAAATTGGCAGGTGAAATATTAGGAATTCCCGTAACAAAAATTAAAGAAAGTGCTGATGAAAGTAGGCCAGTAATGAAAGGAAAAAGAAAATTTCAATTTGCATATTCTACTATTACTGAAACTAGAACATTTGAAGTAAAAAAGTTTACTTTTGGTAAATATAAAAATCAGCTTATAGAAAAATGTGAGGATCTACCTTACTTAGAGTGGTATGTTAAACTTCCGCAATTAAATGCACAGTTTAAACATGCACTGAAAAAAAGAATAAATAATATTAAAAACTCTAAAAATATATGAATCACTATGTAATGGATTATGAAACTTTGTCAAATTGTTTTGTAGCTGTATTTGAACATTATAAAAAAGAAGAGGTAAAAGTCTTTGTTATACATGAATTACAAAATGATCTAGTAAAGTTTTTATCCTTTTTAGATGACAATATTGAAAACAGAGAGTGGCATATATCTTATAATGGATTATCATTTGATGCACAGATCACTCAACATATATTAAATAATAGAGATTTTTTATTATCTCAGAATCCAGAAGAAATAACTGGATGGATTTATAAAGCAGCACAAGACTGTATAACTAGATCTAACAATAAACAATGGCAGGTATTTCCACAATGGCATTTAAGTATTGGTCAAATTGATATTTACAAAATGCATCATTGGGATAATCCGGCTAAAAGATCTAGTCTTAAATGGATCCAATATAGTATGGATTGGGAAAACATTATAGATATGCCCATTCATCATACAACAAATATTTCTTCTAAAGAGGAGTTGGATACTATAATTAAATATTGTATTAATGATGTAAAGTCAACTAAAGAAATCTATAACAGATCAAAATCAGAAATAGGACTACGTAAAGAGCTTACATCCAAGTATAATATTAATTTGTTTTCTGCATCAGAACCAAGAATTAGTAAAGAGTTATTTGCTTATTATTTAAGTAAAAAACTTAATATATATAAAGGAGAACTTAAAAAAATGAGAACATATCGTGATACTATAAAGTTAAATGATATTATACTTCCTTATATAAATTTTGAATCTCATGCATTTAAAAATTTATTAGCACGGTTTAAAACTGTAGAATTAGATGCTTTAAGGCTTAAAGGTCAATTTAAATATAGTGTTGATTATAAAAATGTATCTACACATTTTGGTTTAGGCGGTGTTCATGGTGCTAGAAAAAAAGGTGTTTATGTTTCAGATGATGAATATATAATTATGTCATCAGATGTAACATCTTTTTATCCAAATCTAGCAATTAAAAATAAATGGGCTCCTGGACATTTTCCTGCTGAACAATTCTGTGATCAGTATGAATGGTTTTTTAATGAAAGAAAAAAAATCCCTAAGAGTAATCCAATGAATTATGTATATAAAATTATACTTAACTCTACGTTTGGTCTTAGTAATGATGAAAATAGTTTCTTTTATGATCCTGAATTATGTATGCGTATAACTGTCAATGGTCAATTAAGTCTAATGATGTTATATGAAATGATTATGGAAAGAATTCCTGATGCTGTTGCTTTACTACAAAATACTGATGGCATAGAGACTAGGATTCCTAGAGATAGTTATGATCAGTACATGGAAATATGTAAAGAATGGGAAGATATTACTAATCTTAATCTAGAACATGATGAATATCAAAAATTAATTTTAGGTGATGTAAATAATTACATTGGTTTAAATAATTTTAAAGAGGTTGACATCACAAGCTGGAGAAAGATTAAACAATCTAACCCGCATTATCTATTTAAGATAATAGATAATAAATTTTATTATGCACCTGCCAAAATGAAAGGTAGGTTTGATTTTCATAATTTAGCTCTTCATAAAAATAAATCTAAATTAATAATACCTAAAGCTATTTACCATTACTTTATTCATGATATACTACCAGAAGATTATTTAAAAAAGAATAGAAATATTCTTGATTATTGTATTGGTGGAAAATCAAAAGGTAACTGGAAACAAGTAGCTAGATATATTAAAGACGGAGAATTTAATGAAGATGAACTTCAAAAAATTAATAGATATTATATAACAAAAACCGGTGTAAAAATTATTAAAGTAAATAAAGAAGATAAAAGAGAAATACAATTAGAAGCTGGTAAATGGTTACAAAATATTTATAATGATATGAAGTTAGAACCTAAATGGGAAAACTATAACATTGACAATGGTTATTATTTAAAAGCCATTGAAAAGGAAATTAATGATATTCTGACAGTATCAATAAATCAATTAGAATTATTTTAATGAAAAAAGAAATCAAATGCTCAGTGCCAAAAGGATTGAAATTTAATTTTCCTTATAAAATAGATTTTTTACTTAATAAACTTAAAATGGAATTAACTATGGATTATTTTGAATTAGAATGTGCCGTAGAAGAATGGGCAAAAGATAAAGGTATTTTTGATAAAGCCACTCCAATGGCCCAAGCACTTAAAACATTGGAAGAAACAACAGAGCTTTGTACAGCTATTAATAACAATGATCCAGAAGAGATTGCAGATGCTATGGGTGACATTATGGTCACCCTTATCATTCAAGCAAAAATGCAAGGAGTAACGCTTGAAAAATGTTTAGAAGGGGCATATAAAATAATAGCAAAAAGAAAAGGTAAAATGATTAATGGTCAATTTGTTAAAGAATCAGATTTACCAAAATACAAATGGGATGAAATATCCAAGGAAGAAAAAAATGTTTTAAATAATAACAATCTTCCTGATGATTATATAATGGATTAAGATGACTAAAAAAGATTTTATTTTAATTGCTGATTCTATTGCAGAATCTATTATAGATGATAGATCTAGATTAGAAATTACATCTACATTTATAAAAAAATTAAAGCATTTAAATCCAAAATTTGATAGTTCTCAATTCAAAGAGTACATTATACAACAAACAAAAGAAGCTAAACTTAAAAGAAGAAAAGCTGATGTTCCTTTAACTAATAAATTAATTGATTAATTATGCCAAAAAAAATTCAATTTGCAGATAAATATGATATTGTTAATGCTGCAACACCAAATCATAAAAAAAGTTACACTGTTATTCCTCATAGAGAGGTTATTGATAATACTGTAAATATTTTAAATAACTCTAATTTTGAAATAGTAGATGAAAGTTATAGATGTACTGAAGGTGCTCAAATAGCACAAGGTATATATTATATTAAGCCAAAAGTTTCATATAGTAATCCTATTTTAGAAAAAGAAAATGAAATAGGGATGATGTTTGCTTGGTTAAATAGTTATAATAAAAGAGTAAGATTTCAATGTGCAATAGGTGCACATGTTTTTGTATGTAATAATGGAATGTGTGCGGGAGATATGATGTCATATGCAAGAAAACATACAGGAAGTGCTAATTATGATGCTAAAATGCAAATAGGTAATCAAGTTAAAAGTGCTGAGAAATTTTACACTAGAATTGTAAATGATAAAAAGAACATGAAAAATATCTCTTTAGATAAACAAATGCAATCTGAGCTATTAGGTCGTTTATATGTTGAAGAAGATATTCTTGATACTAGTCATGTAGCTGTAGTTAAACAAGAAATCAATAATCCATCATATGATTATAATTGTGATGAAGAAAATGCTTGGATGTTTTACAATCATGTTACACATGCATTAAAAAAATCTCATCCAACTAGTTGGTTAAGTGATTTACAAAAATTTCATGAGTTTTTTACTGCTAATGTTTTATCTAGCATGGGAATAAATTCTGCGGATAATCCACCAAATATTCCAGATGTTGATACAAATGCTTTAGCAGATATTGAAGCTCAAGATTTTTTTACAATGGGTAATTATAAAATATGATGAACTCTAAAATTAAGTTAGACAACTTAAAAAGTTTATTAAAATGTCATAATCTTTCAGTTTCCAGGGTTAATGAAAAATCATTTGAATTAAATACTCAATATTTAGATTCAGATGATTATGATAAAATCAAATCTTTTTTCCCGGCAATTATTTTTGAACAACCGCATGCAACAAGTTATCTTACTTTAGAAGATATCCATGATGGTGAAAGAGAATATGATGATGATAGACATTATTACCCAAGAGTGTATTTTAAAGAAAATATATTTTACCATAGATGATAATTCTTTTATTAAAATTGTTAGCCTGTGGTGTTATATTATATTTAATTATAAATAGAAAAGATCCATTTACTAAAAAATGATCTTTAAGGAAGGAACCAATCAGGCCAGTTTTGCATTTCTGGCCTGCCTTCCTCTGTTAACGTATTGATATTTTTATTATCTTTATGGTATGAGATCTTTAATTTTAATACCATTTTTGTTTTTTGGCTGTAAAAAATATCAAGTTGTTCAAGAACTTGAAGTTAATATGTATCATTTACATAGTCCCAAACACGGTGTAGAAATCATTATTACTAAAGATAAATTAGAAATGGGAAAATGGTATAGATTAAAAGAAATAGATGCAATTAATATTGATAATACTCAATGAGAAAACTTTTTATATTTCTGTCTTTGCTTTTTGGTTGTAAAAAAATAGATCAAGAAGGCCGGGAAATATTTACTATTCATAAAGATACTCACAGATCTACATTTAGATATAGATCTACTACCTCAACTAATATAGAATTTAATGTTATGTTTGATAAAACAGCAGTATACAAAACTGTAAAAGAAGAAAATCAAGCTGACATAAATAAACTTTTTGGAGTTAGTGATTGTAAATCACATCATATGGATAACTCAATAAGGTTTGGATGGAGATATTATAATGATCGTTTACAACTTTTATGGTTTAAACATGAAAATAATAAGTTTGATTATGGATTTATTACATATATAAAACCAGATACTTTATATACATGTAGTATTGAAATAAAACCTGATTACTATTTATTATGTGTAGATAATACATGTGAATTAGTACCAAGAAATTGTAGTAAAAACACAGATTTTAAAAGATATATTTTATGGCCCTATTTTGGTGGAAATGAAACAGCACCACATGATATACATATAAGGCTGCAAAGACTATAAATCAAAATCAACAAATATGAAAGAATACCTAACATGGTTTTTTACCAAACACGTAAAGCAAGGGTGGCAACAAATGATGAAAATCCCTGCAACTATCTATGGAATAGTACAAGCTATAATAGTAACTCCAATCATCTGGGATGAATGGTATTATGGACACATGCCCATATGGCCATTAATTGGAGGATATATTGCTGTTTATGGTTTTCTAATAGGTATGATATATCAACCAATCTCAATTTATCGTAGACTGAAAAGGTTGGGTAGATTATAGATGGTTGAGTGAAAGAAAGCGTGTGGAAGAGAAAAGCCCTTGACTGTTAAAGCCAGAAGCCACATGCTTCTTTTATTTTTTAGAATCTTCTTGAGGAACTTCTTTAGGTTTTTCTTCCTTTTCTTTTGGGACCCAATCATCCCAGTAGATGAATATCCATTCTTCTTCTTTTTTCATTGAAGTAATATTTACTAATATATATTAATGTTGATTGTTGCTACAAATAGGAAAATACTAATTGTTGTAACAGGAAATTGTCTTGTTGGTCCAATATATTCCCAACCTAAAGCAAATCTATCATGAGGCCAATGTAATACTAATAAAACATCCCAACCTGAAGTTTCATCATTCATTATTTTTTCTTATTGGTGTTTTTTACTTTTTCAACTGATCTGCCACCAAAATAAGCACCAATTACTGTAATAAGAACTAATTCTAATAAACTTGTCCACTTTTGTTCTACATCAAACTCAATCCAACCGGCATCAATAAAAATCATTATTACGGTGCACACCACTAAAAATATTAAAACCATAGGTCTAACATTCTTACTTAGCCAGGAATCACTGGTCATATCACTTTTCCATCTTTCCGTTACATTTTTTTGAAGTTCTGCTTCACTGTCTATAAGCATTTGTTGTAATGCATTTTTAAGAGTCATTTTCTCCTCTTTAGAAGTTACTACTTCATCTATAATTTTATCTGCCTTACTAAACAGGCCACCAAATATTTTGGTTACAAAAGCTGGAACTGGCATAATTTTTATTTTTTAATTAATTTCAAAACCATACGCTGCTTTTTTGGATGGTCTAACTTTATTTAAAGTTTTCCATAATGTGCAACGTTTCTTATTTTTACCTTTTGCAGTTTTACAAAACTCTGATTTGCTTTTACCAGCACGTTTTGCTGCTGCATTTAATGAGCCAGGATTTTTTATAGCTCCTTTAATCCATTTTTTCTTCTTTGCCATGATTATGTAGGATTAATACTTAATGCTAAAGGTTCATGATGCATATAATAACCATGTCTATTTTGAACAGTATTATAAATATCTATTGGAGCTAATTCAAAATCAGGATCTGCTTTAGCAACAAGATATACAGTATATAATGTACCAAATGTAAGATTTTCAATATCTATATAATCTATTATATCTGTTACAGCTCCGGCCCCTTGTAAAGAATATTGTTTTGATCCTACATATGGTGTACCAGGTAAATTTACGGTTGTAGTTGCACCTAAAGCGTAACCTATACTTACTGTACCAGTATTACCACTTGGTCCTTGTGTTCCTCTTATAGCAAGATTAAAATGAATTCTATGTACATCAGATGATGCATGAAAATCAAGTCTAAATCTTCTTTCTGTACCATCAGAATTTAAACTTAATGCAGTATAAGGCACTGTTGCAGGTGTAGCGGGTGCAACAAATGATGTAGATTGCTCCCATTCATCACCAGTATCCCACGCACTATTAAATCCACTACTAACGCTATCATCTGGATCTACATTAGATGCTATAATAGTACCACCTTGACTAGTTTGTGTAGTTAAAACCCAAGCTTTAGTATTGCTATCAAAAGGTTCATTAGAATCCCAAGCATCATCATATCTATCATAACAGTTTACATAATATGTAGCTCCATCTTTAGGTATTACTATTGGTTCATCAGTTAATGTACCATTATCTGCACCAAGTGTTGCTCCTTGTGACCATACAATTCCACCTGTATTTGCATAATTTGCTAAATCTGTTAATGCCGTACTTCCTGCTGTAGGATCTCCTAATGCAGCATTTTTACTTATACAAACCCACAGTTCAGTAGATGGTGTACCGGAAGTTGATAAATAATAAGTTACATTACTTACAGGATTAGCTGCTATAGCTCCAGTTTCACCACCAGTAGTTTTTACTTGTGTAATTTGTTTACGGTGTAATGGTACAGGAATTACTTGAAAGTTTATTTCACTGTTTGTCCATGCTGTTGGGTCTGTATCATTTGGATCTATTCCGCTATCAATTTCTTCAACTTCACATGCAGGAAAAAATACTTTAGTAAATCCAGTGATTTTTAAGAGTTTAAATGTTTCCGGGGCATCCGCCTTTGTAATTTTTAAGAGTGCATGATTTAAATTATTTGGTCCTACAGAGATTTGTAATAAGTCAAATATTGCCTTATAAGTAGAACCAGAATTAAATCTCATAGTTGCTGCTTCATTCCAAGTATTAAAATTACCGGAAGT